CAGAAGCTAGAAGAAGTTTCAAAGCAAGACACGCTAAGAATATTCGTAAGGGTAAATCTTCAGCAGCTTACTGGGCAAATAAAGTCTTTTGGGCAGGAAAAGGTGGGAGTAAAAAGCGACCACCAAAATCCCAAAAGCATGTAAAAGGTATAAGAAGAAGAAAAACAACTCGAAGAAGGAGAAGATAATGCATAAAGTAAGCGGACAAAAACTTTGGTTAGACGAAGGAATGGTACATGCCACTAAATTTCTAACTACATTTCTAAAGAAGGAAGAGATTAGAAATCTTTCAGAAGCTGAGGCAAAGTTCAAACAACTAGCAGCATCGTATTTATACTTATACCACAAGGCCCAAGAGCATGGTCTCTTGGACGAGGACACATTGGATAACTTTTTTACTGACGAGATAATACATTGATAGACATTAGTAGAAAAGACATAGTCTCCGATAGCTTGATGGCTTTTCAAGAGCAGTCAAGATTTATCAAGTTACCTATGGAAGGGTATCTTGAGTTATTAGGTATTGTACCTAACAGTTCACAACATGCAATCATCAATGCAATCAACAATCCTAAATATCGTTTTGTATGTGCAGCTGTCTCTCGTAGACAGGGCAAAACTTACATTGCAAATATTATAGGTCAGTTAGTCACTTTAGTACCAAACTGTAATGTTTTACTAATGTCACCTAACTATTCTTTATCACAGATTTCCTTTGATTTACAAAGACAATTAATTAAGCACTTTGATTTAGAAGTGATTCGTGATAATGCAAAAGATAAAGTTATAGAACTTAGTAACAATTCTACTATTCGTATGGGGTCAATCAATCAGGTTGATTCAGTAGTTGGTAGAAGTTATGATTTAATTATTTTTGATGAAGCAGCACTAACTGATGGTAGAGATGCTTTCAATGTAGCACTTAGACCTACACTTGATAAAGATAATTCAAAAGCAATATTTATATCTACTCCTAGAGGTAGAAATAATTATTTTGCTGAATTTTATCATAGAGGATTTAGTGATGAGTTTCCTGAGTGGTGTTCTATAAAAGCTACATGGCATGAAAATCCAAGAGTATCTGAACAAGATATTATTGAAGCAAAGAAAGGAATGTCAGAAGCTGAGTTTGCTCAAGAATATATGGCAGACTTTAATGTATTTGAAGGTCAAGTTTGGTCTTTTAATCATGAACAATGTGTAGCAGATTTATCTGAGTTTGATACTTCAAAGATGGACGTATTTGCTGGACTTGATGTTGGATATAAAGACCCTACAGCATTTTGTGTAATAGCATATGACTGGGAAGAAGAAAAGTTTCACTTAGTAGATGAGTATCTAAATAGTGAAAGAACTACTGAACAGCATGCTGCTGAGATACGAAAATTGATTGACAAATGGGATATTGATTATATTTATATTGATTCTGCTGCAGCACAAACGAGATTTGACTTTGCACAAAATTATGACATTAGTACTATAAATGCTAAAAAATCAGTACTAGATGGTATAGGTCATGTTGCAGGAGTAGTAGATAATGATAAACTTATTGTTAATCAAACTTGTCATGAATCTCTTATGGCATTAGACCAATATCAGTGGGACCCAAATCCTAATTTATTAAAAGAAAAGCCGAAGCATAATCAAGCATCGCATATGGCTGATGCACTTCGATATGCCTTGTATACGTTCGAGACCACAGCGACAAGTTTTTAAGACCCCTATCAAAAATAACATTTGACATTATATGTGATTTTTGTTATAATTCTAAAAAGAGTAAAAATAATGAATTTAAAGAGAGATTTAGTTAAATATGTTCGAGATAAAGCTAAATCAAGATACCGTAAGAATGATAAATGTTATATCTGCGGTGAAACCGAAAATTTAGATTTTCATCATTTCTTTGGACTGACAGAACTTTTAGAGCATTGGATTCAGAAACAAGGTATAAAAGTTGAAACTGAAGAAGATATATTAAGTGCTAGGGAAATATTTATAGAAAAGCACGAAAAAGAACTTTACGATGAAGCTGTGACGCTGTGCCATATGCATCATTTACGATTACACTCAATTTATGGAAAACGACCTAAATTAGTCACGGCAATGAAACAAAAAAGATGGGTTGAAAAACAGAGAGTAAAATATGGCGTGGTATGACAGATTTTTAGGTATTGAGAGAGAGGAAAAATTAAATCCTTCTCAATATACCATTGCAAGAGACGAAGGTCTCTCTGTTGATACTCGTGAAATAAAATCAAACTATCGTTCAGCGTATGAAGCACTAGAAGTAGTAAATAGAGCTGTAAACATGATAGTTGATGATGTAGCAGAAATACCTTTCTCTGTTAATGCAAAGTTAAGAGGAATAACACCTGTTGCAAAAGATATTAGAAGGTCAAAAGTAGATATACTACTTAATAGAGCACCAAATCCTTTTCAAGATGTTAGTGCTTTTAAAAGAAATTTAATTATTGACCTAATAATAGATGGAAACATATTTATCTACTATGATGGTGCACACCTTTACCATTTACCAGCAGATAAAGTTAAAATCTATACTGATGATAAAACTTTTGTAGAAAAATATGAATTTGATTCAACGATAGAATATTCAGTCAATGAGATAATTCATATTAAAGAAAACAGTTTTAATTCAATTTATAGAGGCGTACCAAGATTGAAACCAGCGTACAGAACAATGGTTCTCTTGGACAATATGAGAAGTTTTCAAGATAACTTCTTTAAAAATGGAGCAGTCCCAGGATTAGTACTAAAAAGTCCTAACACTCTTTCTGAAAAAATAAAAGAAAGAATGTTGCAAGCATGGAGCATGAGATACAATCCTAAAACTGGAGGTAAAAGACCTTTAATTCTTGATGGTGGACTTGAAGTTGATGATTTAACTAAAGTAAACTTTAAAGAATTAGACTTTCAGGAATCTTGCAAAGCAAATGAAAAAGTTATACTAGAAGCACTAGGAATACCACCAATCCTTATGGACGGTGGTAACAATGCTAATATTAGACCTAATCACAGACTTTACTATCTTGAAACTATACTACCTATAGTTAGAAAAGTTGCATATGCTTTTGAAAGATTCTTTGGTTTTGAACTTGCGGAAGATGTAACCAGAATTCCTGCGTTACAGCCCGAGTTAAGAGACCAAGCTGCCTATTATGCAACTCTTGTTAATACAGGAATTATTAGCCCGAATGAAGCAAGAGAAGCACTAGGCAAAGAACCAGTTGATGGATTTGATGAACCAAGAGTTCCAGCTAATATAGCAGGTTCTGCGGTAAATCCCGAAGAAGGTGGAAGACCACCACAAGACGAGGAGAATATAGATGGCGAATCCTAAAATGAAAACATTAACAATTCTTGCTGATTACTTTAAAAAGAAAGGAAAAATTCTTTCTATTACAGAGTACCAACAACAAGATGACGCTCCTGTTAGAGTTGCAATAGTTAAAAGAACTTTTAGCTCTTGGGCTCGTATGGTCGGCATGTTAAATCATACTTTTCCTTCATTGGAAACTGAGATTAACAAACCAAAAGCCGCACCAAAGAAAACAGTTGCAAAAGCTACTAAGAAGAAAGGAGATTAATTATGAATAAAATATTTCATTATACTTCTACTTTTAAAACTTTAGGCGAACAAGATGATGGTAGTATAGACATTAAAGGGTCTGCTAGTACTAATGGTCTTGATAGAGCTGGAGATATTATCGAAAGCGATGCCTGGACAAAAGGTGGTTTAGAAAACTTTAAAAATAATCCTATTATATTGTTTAATCACGACTATAATAAACCTATTGGAAGAGCAACAGGTTTAGAAGTGAACGACAAAGGATTAGATATCTCAGCGAAGATATCTAAAGCAGCGGGCGATGTTAAAGATTTAATTAAAGATGGTGTCCTTGGAGCTTTTTCTGTTGGTTTCAGAGTGAAGGACGCTGATTATATGACCGAAACCGACGGATACAAGATAAAGGACGCTGAGCTTTTTGAAGTTTCTGTAGTATCAGTACCTTGCAATCAGGGAGCAACATTCTCTCTAGCAAAGTCTTTTGATAATATGGACGACTACGAGGAGTTTAAGAAGAATTTTGTAAAGGCTAACTCAATGGACTCAGCAGACGCTGTTGAAATTGAGCAGCCAAGCGAGGAGAAATCCTCAATTTTGGAGAAAAATATGTCTGAAGACAATAAAACAACTCCTGAAGGCTTTGACCTTGAAGCATTCGCAAAACAAGTAGCAGAAGATACTGCTGCTAAAATTGCTATGCAACAAGCTGAGCAGAAAGCAAAAGAAGCTGCTGAGGCGGAAGAAAAATCTGTTGAGGAAGCTGAAGTGAAGGCTGCTGAAGAAGCAAAGCAGGAAGAACAGAAAACAGTTGTAACATCAGTTATGACTGGAGCAGAAAAGCTAATTTCTGATGTTGAAGATAGAGTTCTTAACAAGCACGAAGATTTAGAGACTGTAATTAAGTCTTTAGAGTCTGAATTAAAAGACAGAAGTGCTGAAATAGAAGCTATGAGAGAATCTAAAAGGGTTTTCTCTGACAGAGGAAATAGTGACTGGAAAAAAGCATTTGAAGCTGACATTATGGACGCAAAAATGCTCGGTCTAGCTACTGGAAAAGGTTTTGAAACTGACCTTGCAAAATCACTGATGGAAAAAGTTAACGCTCATTCAAGTGTTGGTGTTTCATCTGCTGACTTTGAGCAAGTTGTTTCAACTAACATTGAAAGAGATATCCAGAATGAATTAGTATTAGCACCTCTATTTAGAGAAATACCAATGACTTCTGCGACTCAAATCATTCCAATCCTACCTGACTCTGGTTACGCAGAATTTACTGCTAACCAAGCTGCTAGTGGTAGTTCACCACATGGTAACTTAGCTCAGAGAGGAGACGCATACAACCCAGGTTCAGCGGGTGGTATCGATATGACTGAGAGAACACTCTCAACTAAAAAATTAATCTCTAAATCATTCATTGGTA